GCCGCCGAAAAAGAAATGAAAATTACCCAAAAAAAGGTTGACAGCCTTATTCCTTATGGAAAGAACAGCCGCACTCATTCAGACGCACCAGTAGCGCAGATTGCGGCAAGCATTAAGGAATTTGGCTGGACTAACCCAATCCTGGTAGATGGATCAAACGGCATCATTGCAGGGCATGGAAGGCTATTAGCCGCCCGTAAGCTGGGCTACACCGATGTGCCCACCATTGAATTGGCAGACCTGACTGAAACGCAAAAAAAGGCGTACATCATTGCCGACAACCGGCTGGCGCTTAACGCTGGCTGGGACAATGAGATGCTGACCATTGAGTTAAACGACTTGCTGGCAGACGGGTTTGCGCTCGAGATGCTAGGCTTTGACCCCAAAGAGTTAAATGCGCTGCTTGAGCCTGAGGTGATTGAAGGGCTAACGGACGAGGATGCCGTGCCTGATGTGCCAGAGGAGCCAAAGACCAAGCTGGGCGACATTTACCAATTGGGTAACCACCGCCTAATGTGCGGGGACAGCACAAACGTGGAAGCTGTCGTGGAACTTACAGGTGGGGGGGGGGGTTGATATGCTGCTGACCGACCCGCCTTATAACGTGGCTTATGAAGGCAAAACTAAGGAAAGCCTGACCATTCAAAACGACAGCATGGGCAATGACCAATTTCGGCAGTTTCTGCGAGATGCTTTTGTAACTGCGGACACGGTGATGAAAAAAGGTGCAGTTTTTTACATTTGGCACGCCGATAGCGAGGGATACAACTTTCGTGGGGCTTGTGACGATGCAGGATGGACGGTTCGCCAATGCCTAATTTGGAAAAAATCCAGCCTTGTGATGGGGCGACAGGACTACCATTGGAAACATGAGCCGTGCCTTTACGGATGGAAAGACGGTGCTGGCCATCTTTGGGCGGCAGATCGCAAGCAAACCACAATCTTGGAATTTGACAAACCCCACCGTAATGGGGAACACCCAACTATGAAGCCGGTGGCGTTGTTTGAGTATCAAATGCTGAACAACACCAAAGGCGGGGACATGGTGTTGGACTTGTTTGGTGGAAGCGGAACAACTTTGCTTGCTGCCGAAAAACACGGGCGGCATGCTTATTTGATGGAGCTAGACCCCAAATATTGCGATGTGATCGTAAAGCGGTGGGAAGACTTTACAGGCAAGACGGCTGTGTTATTGTCCGAGAATGTACAGCCAGCTTAACCGAGTTCCCCTCTAAAAAATGCCAATCATTGCACAAGAGGCTCACAAGCCAACCGATGAAAACCGCAGGATGGTCGAAAGCACCAGCGGATTGGGCCTGCCCCATGAGCAGATTGCCATTTTGGTGGGCATAGACGACAAAACCTTGCGTAAGTACTACCGCACCGAATTGGACTTGGGCAAGGCCAAAGCTAACGGGCAGATTGCCAAGACGCTGTTCAGTAAGGCCACCAGCGGGGACACCACGGCGCTGATATGGTGGACAAAGACACAAATGCGCTGGGCCGAGACGGTTAAGCAGGAGATCACGGGCGCGGACGGCAATGACTTGGTGATCAAATGGGCAGCAGGGAAATAATCCTGCCGTATAGCCCACGGGACGCATTTATGCCGTTCCACAACCGCACGACCCGTTGGTCATGTTTGGTCGCCCACCGCAGGGCCGGTAAGACTGTGGCGGCAATCAACGATGTGATTAAGCGGGCAATCACAGAGGGCAACCGCAGCGCCCAGTATGCTTACATTGCCCCGTTCCGCAGCCAGGCCAAGCGTGTGGCGTGGGATTACCTTAAGCATTACGCTGCCCCAATTACCAAAAACACAAACGAAGCCGATCTGATGGTGGAACTGATTAACGGCGCAAAGATTATGCTGTTTGGCTCAGACAACGCTGACGCTATGCGGGGACTAGGCTTTAACGGCGTATACCTTGACGAATATGGCGACTTCAAGCCTAGCGTATGGGGCAATGTGATTCGGCCTACGCTGTCTGACCGGCTGGGTTGGGCGGTGTTTGGCGGCACACCCAAGGGTAAAAACCAATTCCACGACATTTATAAGGTCAGCCAAAACACGCCGGATTGGTTTTTGCTGCGGCTACCAGCAACTGTGAGCAAAATCCTGCCTGATTCCGAACTAGAAGCGGCGCGGGCACAACTTAGCCAAGACCAATACGACCAAGAATATGAATGCAGCTTTGATGCGGCAATCCTTGGCGCGTTCTATGGGCAAGAGATGCGTCAAGCGCAGGACGAAGGCCGGATCAGAGAATTGCCGTTTGACGCTGATGCGCCGGTTTATACCGCTTGGGACTTGGGCTATCGAGACGATACCGCCATATGGTTCTATCAAGTTATCCGAGGCGAGATCAGGGTTATGGACTATTACGCCGTCAGCGGCGCAGGCATTGAGGACATAGCCCAAGTGGTAATCGACAAGGGCTACCGGTACACCAAGCACTATTTGCCGCATGACGCACGGGCAAAGACGCTGGCATCGGGCGGCAAATCCATTGTGGAACAGCTTGCGGCGCACCTTGGCGGCATGAGCAAACTGGCAATCGTGCCCGAAATTGGGGTGCAGGATGGCATTCAAGCGGTCAGGATGGTGCTGCCTCGGTGCTATTTCGACCCAAGCTGTGAGGAAGGGTTAGAGGCGCTGCGCCAATATCAGCGGGAATACGACGAAGACAAGAAAGCATTTCGACAAAATCCCCGCCATGATTGGTGTTCACACCCAGCGGATGCCTTTAGAATGCTTGCAGTCGCCTACAGGCAAGAGGCTAGAGATCAAACGCCGCCCAAGGGCAAGACCCTGCAAACCATCACATTGGATGAATTGTGGGAATATGACACGCAACAACATCGTGGAGAACGCATATGAGCCAACCTGTAGCAGAAGTCGGTGGATACAAGAACATCACAGCAACCGGCGCAGTAACGCCTGGCCCTTGTCAACTGATTGGCTTTTACGTCAACAACACAACCATCGGCACTTTGGTGCTACGCAACGGCGGTTCCGGCGGCGAAGTGATGTCCGGCACAATTACACCCGCGATTGGGTTTCACCGATTTCCCGCCAATGTGGGCGTAAGCCTTTACGCTACGATTGGTGGCAGCGCATTGGACGTTACATTCTTCTTTGCTGCGGGTAGCTGATGGCTTATCAAGAAATGGGTGCATACGAGGGCGATGACCCTGGCCCGTATTGGCACGACCAAATAGAGGCCGCCCAAAAGGTTTTTGAAAAGTGGGAAAAGCGCGGGCATAAGATCGTCAAGCGCTATCGGGATGAGCGCGATGCGGTAGAAATGCCCCGTGTGCGCTACAACATCCTGTGGTCAAACATCCAAGTGTTGTTCCCTGCGCTATACGGCAGGCAAGCCAAGCCCGAAGTCTCCCGTCGATACATGGATCAAGACCCCGTTGGTCGGTTGGCATCCACGATGTTGGAACGGGTGATGGAGTACGAAACGACCCAATTTGGCGACTTTGACCAAGCCATGCGTGGCGTGGTGGAAGATCGATTGCTGCCTGGTCGCGGTACGGCATGGATTCGCTATGAGCCGGTAATTGTCAACGAACAGCCCGAAGTAAGCGAGGCCGCCGGTCAGATGGAAGAGCCAGGCGAGGCTCAGATTTACAACAGCCAAGAAGAACCAACCGAGCGCATTGATGCGGCGCACAGCCCCATTGATTACGTTTATTGGACAGATTTCCTGCATAGCCCTGCCCGCACATGGGACGAAGTTTGGTGGGTTGCCCGCGCCGTTTACATGACCAAGGACGAGGGCATCGAGCGTTTTGGCGATGTTTTTAAGAACGTGGGCTTGGACAGCAGCAACACGGACATGGATGCCAAAAATCCAATGACCGCCCGCAACACCTACGACAAAAAAGCCAAGGTGTTTGAGATTTGGAACAAACGCACCGGTAAAGTTTGCTGGGTTGCCAAAGGTTATCCACAGGCGCTAGATGAGCGCAATGACCCGTTGGAATTGGAAGAATTCTTTCCCTGCCCGCGCCCGCTGATGGCGACCACCACCACAGGGACGATGATCCCCGTGCCGGACTATGCTGAGTACGAAGACCAAGCGCAGGAACTGGACAACCTTACCCAACGCATTTACTTGCTGACCAAAGCCTGTAAAGCGGTTGGTGTGTTCAATGCCGAATTTAAAGAATTGGGCCGGTTGTTCACCGAAGGCGTGGACAACAAGCTATTCCCCGTGACCGCATGGGCGGCAATGAGCGAAAAAGGCGGCTTAAAGGGCGCTATTGACATGATGGACACATCGACCATCATTGTTACCTTGCGCGAACTGTACTCAGCACGAGAACAAGTCAAGCAGGCCATTTACGAGATCATGGGCATCTCGGACATCTTGCGCGGCGCGTCCAAAGCCCAAGAAACCCTCGGCGCACAGCAGCTAAAGGCCAATTTTGGCAGCTTGCGGATGCGGAGCAGCCAAGGCGATGTGGCGCGGTTTGCGTCTGACATTTTCAAGCTAAAGGCGCAAGTAATCTGCAAGTTTTACCCGCCTGAGTTGATTGTGCAGATGTCCGGTGTGATGGACACACCCGATGGGCAAGACCCGCAATTGTTGCAAGCTGCCATTCAGATGCTGTCCAACAGCACAATCCGCGACTTCCACATTGCTGTCGAGGCCGACAGCTTGGCGCAGATTGACGAACAAGCAGAGAAACAAGGCGCACAAGAGGCCATTCAAGCCATTGGATTGTTCTTGCGTGAAGCAATTCCCATGATCAGCGCAGCGCCCGAAACCCTGCCAATGGCCTCCGAGATGCTATTGTTCTTGGTGCGCCGGTTCCGCGCCGGTCGCGGGCTGGAAAGCGCAGTTGAACGCGCCATGAAAGCCTTGGAAGAAAAAGCGGCAATGGCTAAACAGCAACCGGCTGGCCCGCCGCCCGAGATGATGCAAATCCAAGCCGACCAACAGGCAGAACAAATGCGGATGCAAGCGCAAGCGCAGACCGAGCAAATGAAGATGCAAGCGCAGGCGCAAATTGAACAAGGCAAGGCGCAGCTTGAAATGCAAATTCAGCAAGCCAAGATGCAAGCAGAAATGCAATTGGCGCAGATGAAAGCTGACTTTGAGACTGCCAAGCAAAATAACGAATTGCAGATAAAGGCCCGTGAAATGGCCGGTAAGGAAGAATATGAACGATGGAAAGCCGAACTGGATGCAGCGACCAAAATCATGGTGGCTCGCATTGGTAGCAACCCTGGAATCGACCTACCGGTGGTTGAAGCAGCGGCTGCACAAATAACCAACGAACTGGGCGGCACAATCGTCCAGGCAATGGACAAGATCACCGCCTTGCACGACAACATGGCAAATCTGCACGGCGAATCTATGCAAAACATTGGCGCTGCCATGCAAAAGCTGACCGCACCCAAGCGCGTCATTCGCGGCCCTGATGGAATGGTGGTCAGCGTTGAGGCCATTCAATGAGCCTTGTTCTCGCGGATCGGGTCAGACAAACATCCACGACAACGGGATCGGGCACATTTACGCTGGACGGGTCGGTTACCGGCTTTCAGTCATTCAGCGCGGTAGGCGATGGGAACACGACTTATTACACAATCACGCTGGATGCCCAATGGGAAGTAGGCATAGGAACGTACTCAGCGGGCACATTGACCCGTGACACGGTGATTTCGTCTAGCACCGGCAGCAAGATTGTTTTTGGCGCAGGCGCAAAAGATGTGTTTGTCACTTTGCCGTCCCAAAAGGCGGTCACCGCCGGTTCCGATGCGGTTTTAACCAAGTTGACAACGCCAACGGTGCAAGCCACCAATTCCGGCGGTTTGTCGCTGAAAAACTCTGCTGGCACAACTCAGATCAGCATGGGCGCTGGCGGCGGCGACAACATATCGGTAAATGTTTCGACCAACATGAACGGGTCAAACGCACAGATTGACATTAGCCCGACCGGTACAGGCCATGTCCACATGAAGCCCAGCGGCACGGGGTCAATTGAAGTTGCCCCGACCAATGTGGGAACAATGGACAACATAACCATTGGCGCAACCACAGCCCGAAATGGCACATTTTTAAACATTGCCGCCACAACCGGCACGATTTCCACAGCACCGTCAGCCGGTACAGACATTGTGAACAAGACCTATGCCGATGGGCTTGCCGCTGTATGGGGCGCATAAATGTTTGGCTTTTCAGCCTTTGCCGCACTTCCATTTAGTACCGCATATGAAGGCGCGCCCGCGCCACCGGCAGAAATCCCATTAGGCGGGCACTTTGGGTTTGACGAAAAGAAACGCGACCAACAATGGGACGCTGACCGGCGGGCTGAAGATCAGCGCAAGCTAAAACTGCGCGAGGCTTTATTTGGCTTGCCGCCAGCAGAGCGTGAAGAACTGACCAGCGCTCCGACTCAAGCCATAGAGATTGCCGCCCGTGACCCAATTGATTACGCCGCCATGATGGAAAAAGTAAGGCAGCTTGAATTTAGGATAAGATTGCGGCGTGATGACGAAGAAATCGCACAACTACTGGAAATGCTATGAAAGAAACATGGGTTTTCCCGTCTGACGGCTCTGAGCCTTATGAGCGAAGCAAAGGGCCAACCGCCGACCGCATGATGATTTTTGGCGACATTGAGCCTTTTCGGTCGCCTGACGGTCAGATGATTATGGGCCGCGCACAATGGCGCGAACATTTGAAGGCCACCGATTCCATCGAAATGGGCCATTCGGATGTCAAATACGCCAAAGAACAATGGCAAAAGAAAAAAGAGGCACATACCGCCCGCTTGCGTGGACAAGTGGCACGGGTGCAAGAATTTGACCGCCCAGGCGCACCCATTGCGCCGGTGCAGCGCAGCAACTTGAACGTGGAGATGGCAAATCGGCTGCACAACCGACCGCCGCCCGAGCGTAAGGAAATGATCAAAATGACCCTCGACCAAATGAAAAGGATGAAATGATGGAAAACGAAGTTGTCGCACCCGACACGACCGAAGCACCAGCACCTGAAGCCTCTGCGGTTTCTACACCCGAGCCGCAAAGCCGCGCCGACACGATCCGCGAGGCATTGGCAAAAACATCATCTGACCCTGCAAACCAAGGCAAACCAAGCCAACCCCGTGAAAAGGGCAAATTTGCGCCCAAATTCCCAACTGGCGAATCCCAAGCACCCAACACGCCCGAAAAACCTCGGGTGGATATGCCCAAATCCCTGCGGTTGGAACTGAAAGACCATTGGGAAAAAGCCCCGCAAGAACTCCAGCAAGCCTTTGCCCAGCGCGATGCGGATTACGAAAAAGGCATCAGCCAGTACAAAACACGGGATGCTGAGGCACGGGCCATCACCGAGCAATTTGCCCCTTATGAGTGGATTTTGCGTAATGAGGGCACGACTCCGGCGCAGGCCATTGCTCCGCTTTTGCAGACTGCGGCCTTGCTGCGGACGGGCACACCAGCGCAAAAGAGCCAAGCCGTGGCCCATATGATCCAGCAGTTTCAGATTCCGATTGACCAAGTTTCTGCTCATTTGGGCGGGACTGCACCGGTTCAGCAGGATTCGCATTACAATGATCTCGCGCAACAAGTACAGCAACTGACGCAACACATAACGCAGCAGCAATACCAAGCGCAGAAATCGAACGAAAACAGGGCACTCTCTGTTATCCAGCAGTTTGCGAGCGACCCCGCAAATCTGCATTTTGAGGCAGTTTCCGACCGGATGTTGCAGCTTCTCCAAGCGCCACAGGTTTTAGGAGACACAAGTCAGATGTCCGAACGCGAGAAATTGCAATTGGCATATGACACGGCAATTAGGCTTGATCCGCAAATAGCGCAAAGTTTGTATGCTCAACAGCAACAGCAGTCGCAAGCGCAAGCCCAAGTGCAGAGAGCAAGAACAGCGGCGGTAAGTGTGCGCGGCGCACCTGGTGGCAGCGCAAACCCCGTCATTAATCAAACCGACCGGCGGGCCGTGATAGCCAATGCGCTACGGTCTTTCGGTTAAATAGGAGTTAGTCATGGCATACGCAAATGCAAACTACTCAGACGTTTTGGCAACGACCATTGAATCGCGTTCCGGCACAGTCGCCGATAACGTGACCAAAAACAATGCTTTGCTGACCCGTCTGCGTGAAAAAGGACGGTACAAGCCGTTCACCGGCGGTTCGACCATTCTTCAAGAATTGTCGTTCCAAGCAAACTCAACCGCAATGTATTACTCGGGCGCTGAAGTCTTGGACATCAGCCCTGCGGACGTTATCAGCGCGGCTCAGTTCCCCATCAAGCAGGCCGCAGTCGCTGTGACCATCAATGGCTTGGAAATGCTCCAAAACAGCGGCGAAGAACAGATCATTGATTTGTTTGACGCACGTTTGGACGTTGCCGAGGCATCGATTGAGAACTTGATCTCGACCGGTATTTATTCGGACGGCACAGCCAACAACGGCAAGCAGATCACTGGTCTGCAAGCTATGGTGGTCGCTAATCCGGCAACCGGCGTGGTCGGCGGCATTGATCGTGCTACTTGGAGTTTTTGGCGCAATCAGACGTTTGACTTTTCAACCGACCTCGGCGCATCCGCATCGTCTTCCAACATTCAGACCGGTTTTAACCGCCTGTATGCAAAGACCTCGCGCGGTAGCGATGTTGTTGACTTGATTCTGTTGGACAACAACCTGTGGGGATTCTTCATGTCTTCCCTGCAAAACATCCAGCGTTTCCCTGGCTCTAGCAAGATGGCTGAACTCGGCTTTGTTGCAAGCAAGTACATGAACGCTGATGTGGTGCTGGACGGTGGTATTGGCGGCAACATCCCCGCCTCTACTGGCTATTTCTTAAATAGCAAGTACATTTTCTTCCGACCACACACCAACCGCAATTTCGTCCCAATTGGCGATGAGCGCATGAGTACCAACCAAGACGCCATCGTGCGCTTGATTGGATGGGCCGGTAATATGACTGCCTCGGGACTTCAGTTCCAAGGCGTTATGACTGAATAAGGAGAATCATCATGGCTGATTACGTCACCGATGGAAAAATTGGTATTGACCTGACCGCAACCTATGCGTCTACGTCTGCCGGTTCCACTACCCTGTTCCCCGTTACCCCTGGTACTCGGGTCGGCACTTCCAATAACGGCGTTTACATTTTTGTTCGCGCCGAATCCACCATCAGCGCATACGATGCTGTGATCATGTCCACATATGCAGACTCGGCGAGTACCACTCCCGTTATGCGTGCTGTGCCTGTGACCACCACAAACGCTAAAGATTTGGGTTTTAACATGGTTGGCTTTGCACAAACCGCGATTGCTTCTAGCTACTACGGCTGGGTTGGCTTAAACGGTACGCTTAAAGTTAACTTGCTGGTTGCTTGCCAACCTAAAGTGCCTTTGTACACCACAGCTACCGCTGGATCGCTGGACGACACAACCGTGTCTGCCGGTTTCATCCAAGGTATTGTGGCTAACACCTCGGCAACGTCAGCATCTGCACCATTCTGCATGGTTAACAATGCTGGCTTGATCATGGTCGGAGCAGGCTAAAACCGGATTCCCCGCTAAAGAAGCGGGGTTTTCTTAATGAGTTTTCTACCCCTTAAAGTCACCGGTCAATGTGTTGCGGATGACAACACGCTATTCGCGCACATGGATGCTGCGATTGCGCGTGGTTATCCACAGATCACAAGTCAGCAAGACATAAAGACCGGCCCGATCCTACTGGTGGCAAGCGCACCAAGTGTTCAAGGGCAAATAGAACTCATCAAGAAAATGCAAGCAGCCGGTGCGCCGGTTGTCGCCATTAAGGGCGCACACGATTGGCTAATCGACAACGGCGTGATTCCCGATTACGCCCTAGCAATCGACCCACAAGAACACCGGATCGCGTTTTACAAGCCTCACAAGGCTGTGCGGTACATGATCGCATCACAATGCCATCCGGCAATGTTTGACAACCTTGCAGGCTGCAATGTCACCATTTGGCATCCATACATCACCAAGGGCCAAAATCGCCCCACAAACGTCATGCTGATAGGTGGTGGCACTACCTCCGGCCTACGCGCCATTTCGCTGTTCTACGTCCTTGGCTACCGCCAGTTTGAATTGTTTGGGTTTGATTCCTGCAACACCGGCGAGGCGCTGCGGGTTAACGGCGATGGCCTAAAAGACGGCGACAAGCTGATTGAAGTCAGGATCGATCCTGATGGCGAGACTTTCTACTGCAACACGGCAATGGCGCTGCAAGCCGAGCATTTTCAAACCTACTACGATTACCTACCGGATGCGGTGTTTAATGGTCACGGGCACGGCCTGATCCAAGCCATCATTCGCAAAAGGGAAGAAAACATGATGACATTGGGCAACATCATCAACACCCAAGCGCAGCAGAATGATCAGGTTTCGTTTATCCATTTTGGGGATTATTGGTCGGCAAGCTGGCGTTACAGGGCCAAGATACCGGCGGGCGATTGGGCAACCCTCAACAACTTCACCGCAGGCACATTGGTGTTTGCCAAGCCCCAAGCAAAAGAACTGATGGACATGGCGCAGGCTAAGGCGCGTGGCGCACGGGTCATTGTGGATTTCTGCGATGACCATTTTGATTGGATGCACTACACCGAGGCGTTGCGGATTGCCGATGTGGTGACTTGCCCAACCCAAGAAATGGCAAAGCGCATCAAGGCATTGGGCAAAGATGCCGTGGTCATTCCCGACCCGTTTGAGTACGATGAAATGCCACCACACTGCAACGGCGTGAATCTGCTGTGGTATGGGCACGCCGTCAACAAACAAAGCCTACAGCGCATCCTGCCGGACATTGAGCGTTACCCGTTGCGGGTGGTGTCTAACTTTGGCGGGGCAATCCCTTGGTCGCATGAAACCATGTTGGAAGAATTTGCCCGCGCTGACATTGTGGTGATCCCCGCCACTGATACCTACAAAAGCCCAAATCGGGCAATTGAGGCAACCCGTCAAGGGTGTTTTGTAGTCGCAGAGCCGCATCCAGCATTGGAGGGTTTTCCTGGCATTTGGATTGGCAACATCAAAGAGGGCATCGAATGGACAACAAAGCGGAACGTGTCAAACAATATCTTGGCGGCGCAACAATTCGTGATGGAAAAATATGGGCCGCAAACAGTGATCGATGCATGGAAGACGATTACGAAACGGCCTACAACCTCGGATGCGGAAAAAAACATTGGGACGGCTGGGTCAACGTAGACCTGTATTCCGAAACATCGGACATCAAATGCGACTTGCGTAAGCTGGAACTTGCCAGCAACTCAGCCGATGCGGTCGCCGCCATTCATGTGCTGGAGCATTTCTACGAATGGGAAGTACACGCCCTGTTGTCAGAATGGATGCGCGTTCTTAAGCCAGGCGGCAAGATGATCCTTGAATTGCCGTGCATGGACAAGGTGTTTGCCTACATCCACAATTGCGTGGTGCAAAAACAAGGATTGCAACCGTTCATGACCACCTACGCGCTGTGGGGCGACCCCAAATACAAAGACCCTGCCATGTGCCACCGGTGGGGCTGGTTTGAAACCCCGCTGCGCCAAATGCTGCAATCGGTAGGCATGGAGCGCATCGAATTTTTTGACCCGCGCTATCACTTTCCATTCCGAGACATGAGGGTTGAATGCTACAAGGTGTCCTAAGTAACGCCGAGCGCCATGCCCAAATGTCGCAGGCACATGGGCAAATGCTCAAGAAAAGGCCAAAATTTAACGACAAATGGGCATCTATTGTCTGTTACGGCCCAAGCCTAGCGGACACATGGAAGCTGATAAAGCGGCCCATTGTCACGGTGTCAGGCGCTCATGACTACCTTGTTAGGCGCGGAATCGTGCCGGATTTTCATGTGGACTGCGACCCTCGGGAACACAAGGCGCGGATGCTGCAAAACCCGCAGGACAAGACAACTTACTTAATGGCGACCGTCTGCCACCCAAAATATTGGGAAGTGTTGAAGGGCCGTAAGGTGCGGCTGTGGCATCTGATCAACGGCGATGACCTAGAAACTGTGGCCTGGGTGATGCAAAACCATCCCGAGGGCGCAAACAGCATGATTGGCGGCGGCAGTTCTGTCGGGCAAAGAGCGATGAACGTCATGGCGGCGCTTGGCTACCGGCGGTTTAACATTCACGGCATGGATTGCTCATTTACGACCGACCGGCACGCAGCGGCGCATTTGGGCAAGGAACAAGCTAAAATTATGGTGAAAGCTGGAAACCGAGTATTTCAGACCACTAGGCAAATGCTACAAGCAGCAATTGAGATGGAGCAATTCATCACAACTCAAGATGCGG